CTCTCGTTAAAACCCACGCATTACAATCGTTGAACTGTCTTTCTCTCCACCTGGCTTTTCTTTGCCGTGTTGCTGGAATGGGTCCAAATTAGAAACATTTCCAGGGTCTTTATGACGCTTAACCGGCATACCAAGAGCAAGCTCAAGGATTCTTAACCTTGCTGCATTGACAAGCCGGTCAACATCATGTCCAGGTTTCCGATTCTTTCTTGAGTTGTTTTCTGCTATATTTTGATCGTTTTCAATTTTACGGCAGAAGTAGAAAACGCCTCTATTGAAGTAGAACCCTTTCGGACTCGCTGGGTCGTACATCGGCCACAGGTCCGTTGGCAGGCAGTTGTACGTCTTGCACATTTGCCACGTTTCCCACACTAGGCTCTTGTTCTTCGCGAAAGTCACTCAATCCTTGAGTTTCAAAGATCACGGAAAAAAGTTCCATCCGATCTTCCCAAGGAATATTGTCGATATAGAGAAGACCGTCCTGTCGAGCATTTTCATGCTCTGGTGGGAGATAGGTTTTGGGTTTCAAGCAACCCCGATGGACAACTTTGTTAATCATTGTTTCCATCTTGCCAAAATTATCGGCAAGCTTAACAGCATCAGCCACAGCACTTTGCGGGTTTGCATCCCCGCCAGGAGCCGTCAACAATGCTTTAGACATAAAGTCCATTTCATTGGCAATGCCCAATTTAAGAAGATCGGGCATATCAAGACGCTGCAAGAGAACCGTTTGACCGGAATCTTGCAGCGTATACTTGAAAGGACGTTTAAAGTCCTTGTGTGCGGTCCATGCAGTTGACAGTGCGAATTCGTCGCCTGTTTCAATACTCATTCTGCGCTCCTTGGCGTCCTAGTGAATGTTTAGTATTTTTTATGTTGCGGGAGTGGTAACCGTAATATACGGGCAGGGCGCAGATTCCTCTGTACCAATGATCGTAGAAACACGGAACCGGTAGGCAGTCGAAGCTGTCAGTGTGGTAACCGTAAGATTCGCCACAGCCGGATCAGTTCCCGCGCTCGTCCAAGTAGTGAACGGAGAAACAGACTGTTCGACCTTATACGTATCGGCACCAACAACCGGACTCCACGTCAGCGCAACCGTAGTCGTGGTGACTGCGCCAGCGGCCAAATTCAGCGGAGACTGAATCGGGTTAGGATCAGGAGTCAACGTAAGAGCAGAAGTAGACTCGCGCCGGAAGATCGAGTACAAAAGATCGTTAGTGTCATCCAGCAGCGGGTACCCAACGCCGGTAACCGAAGAAGTCTGGAATTCACCATCGGTGAAATTCGCAGTAACATCTCCATTTGCACGGCAGCGGTAAATGCGAACCAGCACATCACCGCCGGAATCCGAAATGATCTTTCCATCAATTCGGAACCAAGGGCGAGTCTGAGTTGCCTTCTTCTGCAATTCGACTTCGCGGTCAGGAGTAAGACCGCGCTCAATTACAGAGCCACCAGTAATCACTGCCCATGCTGCGATTGAAAGGCCACCGGCCTCCAAATCCCAGTTCACCATGGAACCGCGACCACGGGTAGTGATCAACTTGTCGTCGCCGCGAAGTTCGGAAAACTCTTCAGCCTCAGTAAAGTTCAGAGTCTGAATATACGGCAAATCGACCGAAGAAGGGCCGAGTACCATTCCGAGTGCGTCGAGGTATTGCGTGAGCTTAAGATCACGAACACCATAGGGCAGGCCATCAGCAACCGGTGCGGTCATTTGATGATTCCTCTCACTTCCGGTCGTTTATACCGTTTTGTATCTATTGGGAAAACTATTTGATTTTCGTTGATCTTTTCGAGATTCCAGATATGTTCAACAATTTCATTTCCGAGTTTTTTGCAAAACCTACTATTGCAAGTTCTCCGAAATTCCCCTTTTGAATTTTCTGTTATCTCGCCATGCTTTTTAGACGCGCAACGGATTTCCGGCACACTCTATCCACCGATGTACTCAAACGAAGTCGGGTAACGGCTTGTCAGAAAATCGGCAGCTTCTGGGGAAAGGCAATTCGGCCCTTCACCAACCGGGACAACAAAATTGTCCCGCTGAAGATCGAAGGTAATCGTAGGATGATCAATGCCATTTCGGGCAAAGTCAGTCTTGCGAACCTCCACAACAGTAGAAGTATCACCGCTCTTAGTGATGGTAGCGGGAATAGCGCGAACTCGCTTTCCACCAGAATTCACCGCAGCACGCGGAGAAACATCGGCTTCATCGTTGGCGAGAATATCGTCCTGCTCATTGGGAGAGAGCGAATCTGCAACGCCAACCTGCCGAGTGCCCACCGTAGTACGTCCTGCCATGTCATACTCCTTATCCACTTGATGCCATCATATCTGATTACGAGGCATATTCATTGAACAACACGCCATAGGTTGACGTTCTAGTGATGGTCTTCCAGCCCTCGTCCACTAGGTTACCCGACCGCCCCTGCCTGCGGATAGACGTGACACGCAGCCCATCCCCGCCAGTAGTGGCCTCCATGGGCAGTAACACTGCGTCAATTTTGTTCAAAATTGCAGTCAGTGGAGCAAAATCCCTGTCGTCATCCCAAGAATGGTGAACAGCAACAGTACAAGTACGAGGTCCACGGGACAAAGAAGTCGCAGCCGAAAAAAGCATTTCGTCAAAAGAAATGGTAATAAAATACCCATCTTTAAATGGACGTGAATCTACAGACTGAGATTCAATAATTCGTTCTGGAGTAATGCCGAGATTAGCCAGGTCATTGTCATTTGATAGCGATTCATAAATGATGCTAGGAATCATATTTCATCCTATCCAGCAAATACTGCAATGACTTGATAAGTTCTTGCCCCATGATTCTCATGGCCGGGGTGATGATCGCGTATTTTCGATCATGTGCAACTTCAAGCCAAATTCCGTAATTAACGGAATAAGCCATAAAGATTTCTTCGTAATTATTGCCGCTGTTTGGTATAGCAACGAGTCCACTACGAGCGGCACCCGTCCTGTCGGTCCACCGCGCATTTTGTTTGAGCCAGCCGGTTGTGACAGCCGCATGGCGGTCAACAACAGCGGCAACGTTACGCTTGAGTGTTGCGTCGAATTTTTGGGTGTTTTTACGAAGACGCTTGTCATCGTAATCTATTTTGATTCTTGCCATATGGATTTACCTTGGCTTCATCAAATATAATTGTTTGTCGAGTTCCTCTGAAGCAATGATTGCAAACACGACGATAATTGTCCACGACAATAGCAGTGCCGTAAAAGTAATCCCCGCACCCAGAACAAATTTCTTCATTCTTTACCTCAGACTCTTCATGTAGGGGCTGGCCCGTGACTGACTCCACCGGCTTTTACCTCATATCCGTTGTCTGGGTAAACGTATTCTATGACGTGTTTTTGATCCCCAGTTTCCCAAAAATCTCCGATAGCCAATTCTGCATCATATTCACCGACGATGACGAAATTGAATCTACGAACCCCTCCTGGGATTTCTCTGACGATTCCATCTTCACCTTGCCAAATTATTTTAAAAGTTTGGGCAGCCCTGTCTTCGGTGTAGTTGGCGACTTTGGTCCCATTTACCATGGCTTCAACAGGAGTTATTAACGTAATAACCGTAGGGTCAGAATCAATAAATCGTTTTGTATTTTTACGATGAATTGATCTTTCTACGGTCAGCATTACACCCTCACAGAAGTGTGAACAACCGCACCGGCCTTGGCGGCGGTACCCGCCACGATATCCTCTTTGTCTACGACTGCTTGCCACACATCAATGAGTTGACGCACTCGCTCAAAAAACTGAACAGATCGCGAAGAACCAGATTCAGACACGTCTTCATACGAGGAAACTTTTGCAGAAATTCCTCGTAAAACAGCTAGAATTGTTTTTGATTGGGTTAGCCCCGAGTCCAACAACACGCCAATGGCTGTGTCATCGAACCCGAGGTCAACCGCTTCATCTGGAACTTGAAGCTGAACAGCGGCAATGTCAGTAGCATTTGCCACAGTTCACCATCCTATGCGTTTGCCTTAGCCGCATCGCGCTTATCTTGAAGAGCGATTGCGAGGGCATTTTCAAGGTCTTCTCGTTTCCAGTCCGAATCAACATCAACGTCGTGATCCTTGAGAGCCTTTTTCAAAGCTGCAACAGTCTTGTGAGCAAGAACTTCTTCAACGATATCGTCGTCAATGTCAACGTCGCCAGCATCATCGGAATACGAAACAAAACCTTCAGGCTCGTAATTCCGATCCCGTTGCGGGGTGAGATTGCTTGCGCCGGGAGTATGACCAGGACCGGTGTATTCGATAGTGACTCCATTGTCACGATCAGCAACACGACCCGTGTCGTAATCCAGAACCGCACCAGGAAGCGGTGCGCCACCTACGTCGTAAACAGCAGCTTCGCGAGCTTCGTTCTGGTAGAAAGGCGAAATCGCATTGCTGTCGTGCTGTTCAAACGGTTCCGGTTCCTTCGGATTCTCAAGAGTCCCGAAACGTCGCTCATTGGCAGGAATCAAATATCCACGCCCACGACGATTCAGATAATCCCGCTCTTCCTGCGTATACCGGTGGTTATGGTCGATTACCAGTCCCATTATTTCTCCTTATTGGAAAAATGGTTTCCTAGCTAGCCGAAGCTAGACTAGGAAGCCACCACCCTTCTTGTAAATTGCGGGGCACTCGTAATTGCCGGTTGCCTTGATCTGCATGATAGCAGCCCCGCCACGCTGGCGAATACCAGAACCGAAACTACGAGCGTAGAAACCGTCGATCAACGGATAACGCTGGTAATTACCGGCAATGATACGAAGACCCTGCATTGCAGGATTTGCGTGCTGACGCAATCCGACAGGATTGCTCAGGGCAAAACGGCCACCGTAACCGATACCAAGAAGGTATCCGGCAGGAATATAGTCTTCCTCCACAATATTCCAGAAACCGTAAGAACCGATCACAGCCATGTTTCCGAAATTAGGCGCAGGCTGATTGCCAAGCAAGCCTTCCGCATTTGGCAAGATCATTGCCGGTTGCGTCGGAGAAGGAATGAAATCGTATCCTGCGGTAACGCCGTTGTTATTGATAACACCACGTCGGAACTGTCGGATTGCGTCAGTCTCAGCCTTATTGGCGAGAAGCAAGAAAGAAGTTCCAGCCTGTGGGCTGTAACCATGCTCCGCAATAAGCTCCATCAAATCTTCCAGATCGGAAGAATCAACAACCGAGTTGTTAGAAACAACGTAATGGTTGTGAGTTTCATCGAACGTGTTGTTCTTGAAACGCGGCGGCGCAACACCCTCACCATTGTAAAGCGGGTAAACGTTGTACGCCTGATTGCGAATGTTGGCGCGACGAGTCCGATTGTCGAAAAGGGCTTCCATGATCTTACGGAAAACCAGTCGCTTGTCAGCCCACAAAACGGCCTCATGGATGGCCTCGACCTGACGCGCATCGGCATCAGCCAAGAACATCCACGAAAACGCATTTCGCTTGTCGTAGTGACGCAGGTCGTAGCCCATCTGGAACACTTCGATGGGAAGACCAGCACCACGCGGAACGCCAAGTTCCGTTGCTTCCTCAAACGTGGTTTCACCGATCTGAACAACTGGCTCAACCGGCACATCCACCGGATAAGTCAGAAGCGCGATCAAGTCATCCATGACCTCGTTGTAAATGCTAATGGATTCTGCAAAAGAACCCCACAGAGCATTTAGATCAATCCCGTCAGCGGTAACCGTAACAAGATCGCCCTGGGTGAGAATACCCTCTTGACGAACCGGCGCGGTCCCACCAAAAATCGGGCCAACGAGGATTCCGTTGATCCTTAGTTCCTTGGTTGCCATCTTGGGCATTCCCTTCTAATCTTCGATCTTTTTAGCTTTTGGGCTTTTATTGTTACGGCGTAGCATCAAGAACGTTAACGATGAGTCGATCAGCTTCCACCGTATGCCCGACGTAAACGCCGTCTACGTCCTTCGTTGCGGTAACAGAACCATCAGCATGAGCGTAATAGTTGGTTCCTGCCACTGCTGCAACATCGCTGGGGACGAAATTAGTGATTTCCCCGTGCTTTCCAACATCCTGAACATCGCCAGTCATGTTGTTAATGCCGCCGTCAAGAAGGTTTCCATGAATGTCGGCACCAACAGCGACAATCATCAAACCCTTAATTCCGGTCTGACCGGAACCAATGACGATTGCACCATCAGAATTATGACCGACAGCCAGAACCTTGTTCGCCTCAGTATCCAGGTCAATGTCTACGCCGAGGACTCCACGATAGTTACCAACGTAACCGTCGTACTTGTCCCAGCGCGGCTTAGTCGTGAGAGCCATTTCTGTCCTCCATTAAGGGTTGTTCATGCTTGATAGTACCCGGTTGTTACTGATTATCCATACAGAACACGCCGTGTCAGATTGCTCTACCGTGAGTGATGACAGGGAAGCGAGCGGCCAAAGCCTTACGCGCCGATGCCTTGGAGGCATCCCCGCCAGAGCCATTCGGCGCACCACCGGAAGGACGACCTGTCGGTGTCTTCCGTTGCTCACTACCGTTAACATTTGCTACGACAGAACCTTTATTCTTCACTGCCCATTCGTTTTCTTTGGCGATACGCCGAAGATCGTTTTCAATTCCTGAAACGGTAACAGTTCCATTTGCAAGATCAACTTCCATTTGATCGTAAATATCAGAGGAAAGCTTGCTCATGGCAAATTTTACATCATGAAACTCGATGTCTTTGAAACTGTTGATTGCGTTAACAACAGCCTGGTTACGCAATGCTTGATCCATCTTGACGATAGTCTGTTGTGCTTCCTCCAAGTCACGAGAAAGAGCCTCTTCACGGCCCATGCTTTCGCGTTCTTTGACCTTCTTTTCAGACTCAAACTTTTCGTTAACTTTCTTGAGTTGCGAAACAGTCGAGTTCAAGCTTTCTACTTGCTTGACAAGATCAGCAACAGCTTGCGGGTCAGTCGAAATTTCTGGCTTCTCAGTCGATCCAGATTCAGTTGTCATCTTTGTATCGGTCGTGGCAGCCTCACCGGTTTCTGTCTCCGTTGCTGTCTCAGTAGGAGAAGTTCCACCGAAGATAGGGAGAGCAGCCTTGGCGGCTTCAATGCTCTTGGGGTCTTGAATTGCCATCGAATTTTTCTCCATGCTTATCCGTGCTGGTGATTTGCTTGAGCTTTTACGCTGCATTTCCTATCCAATCTCTATATTGTCCTGCTGTCAAGTGAGAAACAAAAACATCTAAAGGTTCGACTTCTGGCACCACAAAACACCGGCAATGAGGATGAGGCTTGGGTGGTACAGATTCCACGTCAAACGTTTTACCATCGTAAATGTCACATATTTCCATCAATCCGTTTTCATTTGGTTTATGAGTCGTGCTGGTATGCCAGACCATCCCATTAATCCATGGGCGATTTTTCGCAAGATTGACGCTTGTTGCGTGGAATGCGTTGTTGAGTTCTGTTCTGCCGAGCCGCATAGCTGCGTAACCGACTCCACCGGGAGTATTAGTCCTGATTGAGCTTCTAACTGCTTTTGCAATATCTTTGGCAGAGGCACCTGTTGCAATTTTTCGCGATACGGTATTTCTGACCCAAGTGGTTGCTTGATAACGAGTGCGATAGACTCTTGAAGATAAAGGCTTGTCAAAGCCGTACATCTTGGAAACAACATTAGCAACATGTATTTGAGCTTGTCTTCGCTGTCCTTCGATGAAATCACGGTAGTCTCCACCGCTGGCTGCGAAAGCCCTTTTAAGATAGTCAAGGTCTGATTCGGTGATAGCGTCGGATGCTTGCAATGCTGCCTGTTTGTTTCCCGCTGAAATAACAGGCACGATAGATGTGAAGGCATCGTTCAAGACCTCTCTTATTTCAACCATCACCATTTTCAACTGAGTCGTCTTGACTCTCGCAGAAAAAGTCGGATTCTTCGCAAGAGAAGCTATTTGGGACTCTGCATCGTCCGATGCCTGAGCAAGTATCTTTCTGATTTTTATATCGACTGGTCCCTGAGCTTTCAGGTATCTTCTTAGCCATCTTTTCCGTAATTCTGCTTCTTCTATCTCGTTGTTATTGTCCTCCACGCTAGTCACTCACTAGCCTCCACTCCGTAACAACACCCCTAGAAACTAAAAAATACCGCCAAGCGAGCCTCTCGTCGGGCCAGCCTTTTATGTCTCGCGGTGAAGGCCACGCATATCCATTAGGGTGGGTATGCCAAATTCCAAGAATTGTTCTACGAGTTTTTCTATATATGTAATCTATTGCTTTTTCAGCACTTCTTTCGCACATGTAAAAATTATTGTGTTTGTTTTCATGAACGTTGTCTACTTGTACGATTTCTTGATCTTCATTCGTTATGAATCCACATCGTTCATTGTACTTAAGATCTAGGTGTTCTAATAATTCCGAAACAGTAGATTCAAAAAGAGGAACTTCTGGGTGATAAATTTGTTCTGCTCTGATTCCATCTGTTGAGATTAAATAGTTGGAATGAGCCGGATGTGCAGGATTATTTTTATCCATTATCATTTTTAACTAGCCATTGCCATGATAACGTGACTAGCTTGAAGCAGCGTGGCAGCAGTAACCGAAGCTGGTAAAGCAGCAACTCCCTCAACTTTTGCCGACATTCTTGGAGGAATTGCCAAAATATCCCACCGACCAGACAGTCCCTCGATACTACCGACAGCGTTGGCCGTAACAATCAAATACCCAATAGCGTAAGTATTCCCGGCAACCAAACTAACTGGAACATCGAGAGCTTTAGTTTTAGTCGTCCAAGCCGAAGTAAGCAGCGCAGTATCATTGGTGGTTGATGCCAATAATGTTAAATCACCATTCCCCGCCACCGAATACAACCCGAGCCTGGCAATCGTCGCCACTCCACCGGCAGTGCGAACAAAAATCGACAAATTGTTTACTGTTCGATTTTGCGTTGGATACAAATAACCTACGCTGAATAAATTAGAATAAATAGCCCATGAAGCCAAATCCACAACCGATATTCGTGGAATTGTAAGAACCCCAGAAGAAGTTTCGGTCATCAAAGAGGGATGAGCAGTCCCGCTCGTTCCCGCTGGTCCCGTTGGTCCTGCGGGACCAATCGGTCCTTGTGGGCCAGTTGCACCAGTTGCACCGGCTGATCCATCAGCACCGTTGATATTTGCTACGAAATTCCAGCCCATTATTTAGCTCAATTCATAAACGTCGCCAGTGCCCGTATCTAAATAGTAATCACCAACAGCGGAGCCAGCAACGCCCGAAGGAACGCCAGCACCCGAAAACCATTTTGATCCACGCACACCATTTAACCCATTTGTGCCAGCCGGTCCTGTTGGCCCAGTAGCACCCGTTGATCCTGCCGGTCCTTGAATTCCTTGCGCGCCAGCCGGTCCTTGAGGACCAACGAAAGGAACGCCATTTCCATCAGTAGGCCAAGAAACTCCATCGTAAAAATAAAGTTTTCCGTCAGCGACAACAATATACGCATCACCGTCTACTGGGGAACCCGGCAAATCTGCGTAAGTAGGTACAGAACCTTGAATATCAAGATTGACACCTCCCTCGCCTTGAATTCCCTGCGGTCCCTGCGGTCCCTGCGCTCCTGCCGGTCCCGTAGCTCCCGTAGCTCCCGCAGTGCCAGCGGCACCTTGTGGCCCTTGTGGTCCTGCTGGTCCTGCTGGTCCTTGGATATTTCCTGTAACTGTCCAAGCCATATCAATCTCCTAATTTGTAGATAGTCCCATTTTGTGAATTGAGGTATAAATCTCCTGGTTTTGCTCCAATCGGAGATGGAATCGGAGGACCAACACCATAAAACCAAGCAACCCCGTCAAAAGTTGGCCCAGGTGGACCTTGAGGACCAGGCGCACCATCTATCCCGCCGGGAGACACGGCAAAAATAACTGTATCTTTTTCACCAAGGAAAACGGAAACTTCGTTATTTTCTATTTCAGTGTCTATGGTTATAACTTCGGTATCGACTTTTGTTTTAAAAACAATTCCATCTTTTTCGGCAAGAGAAATAAAAATTTCGCTAGTTTCAGATTCGACACTTAATAAATTTATGGTATCGACTTCTACTTCAAAAACTAGCGGATTTGTCATTTCCCATCGGCCCTAATGACGATTCCATTACACATAACTTTGTTGATACCGTCTGGGTAATTGATGACTGTTCGCCACAAAGCTCCGTTTTTAACGTCATCCAAGGCAAGAAAATCACCGATAACGACGGCGACAGAACCTATTATTTCTGCTTCAAATATCACTGGCGGTTCAGAATCAATCGTTAAAGAAACCGTAGCACCAACCGGATAATTGTCTTCAAAATATTGCTTATTTCCGTTAACGTCTAGAACTGGATCACCGAATTCATCGACTAAGAGCGGTTTATAAACAAATTTCACCAACAAATCATTGCCTTTAGACAAAGGCAACTTGTAAGCTGGCGGCTCTTTAAAGAGCTTATTCACAGGAGCCATCGTATCATTCCTTACCAAGTCGCTATCGGACTTCGTACCCAAGTATCTCTTGCAACGCACTCATATTTCCACCCATTAACAAGATCATGTGCTTTCTGCCCTTCAACCCCAGGTGAAGTTGCGGTAGCGGGGACCGGAACAACTAACTTACGAGTAACATGATGCCCAAGCCATGAGTTGAAGTTAAACGTTGAAAGTCTGATGATATCCCAACCTTCAGGTTTTGTTGTCAGAACAGGATCAATACCATCAGACCATTGAAAATTATACGTTGAACCGGACACGCTTGCCCGTGGAAAATACGGCCCTTCTATAAGAACATTCCCGCCGGTTGTTGGCTGCTGAATCCAAACATCAATTAAAGAAACACCAAATGGTGAATCTTTATCAACACCCATTGAATCAGTAAGATTTCCTGGTTGAATTCTCAACCTGTACGTTCCAGGTGGCGGCCAGTTCACTACAAAGAAATTTCCTGACTCAGCTTCTAAATTAATAGTTTTATTTGGACTCCCTGTATTAGCAACAATAACCTCTACAGTTCCAGTTAAATTTGTAATGTCGGCAATAAAAGTTGGAACTGGCGTTTGTGAAAGAGTGCCTGTAAAATCTACTCCGAAAGCGATTTCATTTGCATAAAATCCATTAATAAATCTTGCCTGTGCTTTAACAACTGTTGCGTTACCCACTAATGCAGGAATACTGTTAATCGCCGCTTGTACTTGAGCAACTGTTGCATTATAAGGAATTGCAGAACTGAGCGTTCCTCCGTAATCAAGTACAAATGACCCTGCTGTGGCATTTGATACATAAATCATTTGAATGGCATTGGTATTTTCCAAAGAGAACCGACCACGGGCATCGGCTTGCAACTGCAAAGACCTTGCTGCACCGAAATAACCGGAAGAACCAAGAGAAGGCGACTTAAAAAGCAACCCGTCGAACGAGAAGTTGTACGGCGTAGCACCGCCTTCTGCGAAATTCGCACCAGAGAACGGAATCAAGTTGATCGCACCGGTAGCCCGAACTCGCGACTTCTTTAACCACCAAGACGTTCCAGTGGTGCCCATGACAAAATCTTTATGGCACACCCCACTGTCGTAGCCTGAAGTTTCCACGTTGATCTGCAACGTCCCAGAAAACGAAGCGATATCGTTATCGTCATATCCGACATGCCACAGAATTCCAGTATTAGTACCGCCCGGTGGAGCATTATTGCAGTTTCCAGTCAATTCCATTTGCACGCCATTCATTGACGTGCGAGCACAATTAGGCGAAGTGCGAAGAACGAAAACGTCTTGATTAGCAACAGCAACAAAAGTAAGCCGATAACGTGAATAATCGAACGAAGACGATAACGAATAAGCAGGAGAAGATGGCCCAGCGTTCGACTCAAACAAAAAGCATGTAGTGCATTGTTCAACGCTGATCTCTATATCGGCACGCTCAGACCAAGCAATTTGATTATCACCATATAGTCCTGCACAACCAGACCGGTTAAACCCAGCCACATGCACATCCGATACGATGAATCCGTTACCGTCCCCATATCTAATGGCGTAATTATTTGTTGATGTGGAAGACCAGCCATCAATCCACATCCCATAAACCCCGCCATACGGCACGCTGGCTTGGTTGAACGTCCAATTGGGATTACGAAACTCAACAAAAGAAGCAGGGCCAATGAAATTAATTTTGGTCAATCCCTTGCCTTGACCAGAAATTCCTTGACCTACAGTAAGTTCAGTTCCCCAATAAGTGCTCAAACCTTTATATAATTTGTAAGTACCAACGCCAAAAATGATAGTGCCAGGTTTTGTTCCCATAGCAGCTTTGGCGGCAACCAAAGCATTATCAGAAAGAAGAACTCCCGTAGGATCAGCACCATAATCATCAATATGATAAAACCCAGTGCGCTCTACCGGTAATCCAGGCCCACCCCCACCACCTGTTCCTGGCGGTCCTGGTGGTCCTGGTGGTCCCGCTGGGCCTGGATCGCCCTTAAGGCCAGTTGGCCCAGGAGGGCCGACAACATCTCCCGTTCCCGTGAGAAGTTCATCGTAAAAGTTTTTGATTTTTTGATAGTAGACATACCCAGATTTGTAAAAATCGTCTAGCGTTTCCGGTTGCGGCATAAGCCGTGGGCCTTCTTGCCCCAGAAGAAATTCATGATCGTTAGCGAGAATAGCTAACTGATCAGTGGTAAACATCGAATGCGGCAAAGACCAGCCATTATAAGAATTCCACGTTACAGTATCTGCATTGATTCCCCATGCCGCCCAGTCTTCACGGGAAATAATGCGCTGACCACCAACGTTTCCAATCTGAACGTTGCCGCCAATAAACCATACGTCAGGCATTTATTTTCCTAAATCAGGGTGTAAACGTCGCCGTTAATAACGTCGATATACAAATCACCGGTAATCGAACCAGGAATAGTTCCTGATGGCCCTCCAGTTCCATAAAACCACGTTGTACCGCGTGGTCCTTGTGCGCCTGCCGGTCCTGTTGCGCCGTCTGCGCCTGCCGGTCCTGGCGGTCCTTGAGGTCCAGTTTCAGTATTGATCAGTTCTTCGTAAAATTCTTTGATTCTTGCGTAATAAATATACGCAGAATCTTGGTAATCAGTAATTCTTTCTGGCGCAGGCCAAACTCTTGGACCGTCACGATCTAATAAAAACTGATCCCGCATCGTGGCAAGAACAGAAAGTTGATCAAAAGAAAGACTAGAAGTTAAAACAGCCCATCCATTTGATGCATCCCAAACGGTATCTGGAGCAGTGATGTTATAGTCAGCCCAGGCGTAACTTGAGATAACTCGTTTACCTTTACCGATATACCAAACGGTAGAAGCCATTTCTTATTTGCGCCTCCTACCCCTTCTTTGTTTCCTGATCGTTCTAGTTCTGGTGTTGTATTTTTTAATCCCCATTTGAGATTTTTTCTGATATGTTTTGTGACTACCTTTTCTCACGATGATCGTGGCACCAGACCCACGACTCGTTCCCAACCTTACCTGGGCACCGCCCACATCGGCGCGTACACCTGGATTATCAATCGTGACATTCTTGTTCCACCATTGACGCACAGCACCCGGCTTTGTTCCCTTACGAGCAACCCGTTTGCCGATTGCTTTCGCAGTGGCATCCAAAGCGTTAGAACGATTGGTATTTTCCAATCGAATATACGCACCAAAAGCAACTCTTTTTCCGGTACCTGGAATGATTGTTCCAGAATTTACACCGGCAGTTTGAGAATGTTTGTTAATGCGAGCATAAGGAGTCAGATTTTTCTTTACTCCTTTAACGCCTTTTCCTCGCTTATTAGCGTCAGAACTGTAATGTCTGCGATTTACGTTCCTTTTGGCTTTAGCATGGCTTTTTTTGCGCCCACGATTAGCAGCCCACGCTGCCCTTTGCGCTTTTGCTAAAGCTGCTTTCTGCGCGGGTGATCCCCATGGCCGTCGCGCCATCAGAGATACCCAAATTTCGACCAGTCAGTTGGCTGACGACGAATAACATTGGGCGGTTTTTGATTCCCGCCACGGCGCACGCGCCTAGCTCCTGCTCTCACCAAATTTGCCGTTCCCCTACCGGCTGCCCTGCCATGCGCCACGGCGATATCCGGCCTAACAATGTAGTTATTCGCATGATAAGTGACGAAAGTAGCCCCAATTGCACTGCCGATAGCAGCGGAAGTACGCAAGGCACTTTTAAATTTGCTTCCGCGCCTCTTTTTTGCACTAATCATTTGTGCTCTTTTAAGGGCAGCGCGACGTTTCGGAGTCATCCGATACGCGCCCTTACGTTTAGAAGCCATGATTTTCCACCTTAATCCCGGCAATACAAGATAGCCATTTTTCGTTATCCTCTTGCACCCGATCCTATGCCGGGAATAATGTAATATTTTCCATGTTCTGAAATATCATGACCCCAAACTAAAGCTGCTTTGCGAAGACTCATCTTTTGAGTATCGTTTAGCATTCCCCATGTATCAACATATTCTCCGGCTTCAATCCCAAGATTTTTCTTAGCCCCTCGCTTTAGCTCCGCAAGTTTCTTATTTGCCTGTTCCATTCCAGGCAACGCTTTCCTGCCGGGTGCGTCACTAAATTTTGGCATTGAATCTGACGTTTTATCTGTTCCCGCCGTCGGCGCAGCTTTTTTAGCGGGAGCTTTCTTGGCAGGGGCCTTTTTCGCTGCCGATTTAGTTTCCGGCGGGTTCAAAAGAAGCTCATCGTTATACCTCATTTGAGCCAAAGTGTGAAGCTCGTCCTTGCGCTCATGCCTGAAAACGGGATTCTTAGGACCGCTCGCTTTCACACCCGCGCTGCCACCACCGCTGCCAGGGAGTTTGGTGCCAGAAACATTCCTTGGCATTTCACTTGGCGGATGGTACAAATCAGTGTCAAATCCGATAGCTGCTGCATGTTCTTCTTCAGTCATGCCATTTGGAGTTTTTGGACGAGTTGTCTTCGCAGGAGTTTTCTTCCCACCGGGAGTTCCCTTATACGAAGAAGTTTTGCGTCCCCTGACAGAGGGTCCGATTCCTTCTTCCAAACGTTCTAGAGGGCTTTTAACCGTATTGTCAGATTTGACACCAGCCGTACCAGAACGCTTGACAGCACGCAGAATACCGCGAGTCTGACGATCTACTTGATTCTCAGAAGATCGACGCTCTGCTTGACTTGCGTAAGAATCCATATCCTCGACTTCAGAGCCAAGAACTGCCTTAGCTTCTTTTTCTGCTTTCTTCCGTTCCGCTTCCCTGTAGTTTCTTGCCTGTGCCCTATCGCTATCTGTGATGGGAGTAGACATGCGCGGTGCCTGGACCGTGGATGGCGTAATTGACACGGTACGAGAAGGATGCCCGACAGAAATTGCATTCGCAGAACGAGTGCGTTCCTTGCGATCCGGTGAAACAGCTTTGCGCCAATCACCAACTTTTGCACCTATTGCATCACGATTCTTGTATCCGGCAACCGCAACACCCGCTCCCACACCCGCCAGGACACCAATCGTGGCAATTTTCTTGAAATTGCTGCCTTTTCCGCTTCCCTTACGGTTCTTCGCAGAGATGAATTGAGCGCGCTTTAACGCAGCCTTACGCTTGGCTGTAAACCTGTAGTAACCACGACTTTTGCCACGACCGTATCTACGAGAGCGCGCCATAGTAATCCCATTCCTTACTTAAATTCCGTGTTTAGCAGCCCTGGCAAACAAAGAACGCCATTTCTTTTCAAATGCCGAGTAATAAGCTTCTTTTCTTTCGACATGCGCGTCGGAAAGCGGATAGGTGCCCCATGTAATATCTCTGTTTGGCGCGCCTTCGGCTGTTACATCTGTATGCAACATATCTGCATAATATGCCTTGCCAACATTGGAAACGTGACTAAAGGCATCTGCCGCGTCTTTTCTTTGAGCAACTTGGACGAGCGGCTTTGCAGCAAGAGTCTTTTCGTACTTGGTCATTTTTGGCTTAAAGGCTTTACCAAAGACGTACTTGGCCTGGAATCGCGTATCCCCTCGACCAACGTCAAGAATAGTTTTCTTTCCGGTAGTGACTTTCACACCTTTGACGATTTGTCGCCCGTCAACTTTAGAAATGTTGTTCTGTCGAGTCTTTATAGATAGTGAAGAACCGCTGATATGGTGGGCGGCAACCAAGCCTGCAACACCAACCCCAGCACCGATTGCAACTTTCTTCTTAGTGCTTAAACCTTTTCCTTTACGTTTACGCGCAGAAATAATTTGTGCCCTTTTTAAAGCGGCACGACGCTTAGCGGTATAACGATAGCGACTCCTTGAACGTCTGCGTTTCGCCATTATCGCTCCTACCTACGCTTCGGCTGTCTTGATTTTTTGTACTTTTTAGTTGTTCTGTTCCTGGCAGTCTTTGAACTTCTCGTTCCAGCTTTCCCGCCACCTACCGGCTTGCTCTGCCAGTAAGCTCTTCGGCTTCTTTGATCGTAAATAAGTCTTTCTTTGGTAGTTTTAGTTACCAAACCCTTGCTGCTTACCTTAAAAATTCTTTCTTCGCTAGGCTTCAAAGCCGGTCCAGACATTTTTCTTGGCCCGATGTAACCCATTTGCAAAACCGTAACTTTTCTTGGTGCAGCCGGAAGAGCCAATTGGTTTCCTATAACTCTTTGAATATGTTCTGTATTCGCTTTTTGCTTTCTGTTCATTGCACTAACAATGTTCGATTGATGACGCTTGTGGGCATAGATTGCCCCTACAGCACCACCTGCGACTATGGTAGCTCCCACCACCCCTAATGCCCTCTTGCCACGCCGGGAACGTTTCCTGGCACTGGCAATCTGAGCCTTCTTGAGTGCCGCCTTACGACGAGGCGTAAGCCTATAAACGCGATTTCTCTTGTTTTTTGCCATTATCGCCTCTTTGCTTTACGCTTTTTCTTTTTTCTAGCAGCACTTCTCCTTGCCGACTTTACCCTGGCTTTGGCTGCGGCGGCTTTTCGTTCTTGCTCAAACTTTGCTGCTTGACGAGCAAAAGGATTGCTTGAAACTCTTGCTCTTTTTCGTGCCCTGACTGTTATTGGCCCAACGTGTTCCGGCTT